ATGCGCGCTCTTCGTGAAGCTTCTGAGTCCGCAGACGTTCAGTCATGGGGTCATGATGCCGGCGAGGTTGCAGACGGATTTGAGGATGAAGACATGGGAGACCCATTCGTCGACGTTGAGCTCACAACAGAGGGCGATGCCGATGCTGAAGAAGTCGAAGAACTCGATGAGCTTGATCAGGCGATGTATCAGGGGGTCGACCGTGCCGCGGGTGGTCGTCGTTCAGCAGGTCAGTCACCATCCGCAGGACCAGGAGCTGGTTCCTCCAAACGTGGTAGATCACCTGGCTCTGATGTTGAAGAAGCTCAAAAAGATGAAAAAGAGATGGAAGAAGATGAACAAGTACAAGAGGTTCGTCATCGCTTAACTCGAGAATTTAGAATTCAGACTGAAGCCAAGAAAAAGGCTCAGACTGCCAAAAAGCAGCAAAAAGAAGCGCAGAAGAAGTCTCAGCAAAAGCAGCTTGAGGCTCAGCAAAAGGCTAAACAAAAGAAGCAGCAAGAGGCTCAGAAAGCAAAACTAGAGTCTCAGAAGCAAGCTAAGCAAGCCAAGAAGATGCAGGAGGCATATGCCTACTACGCAAATATTTTCAACGAATCAGTGCGTCGCACTGCCAAGTTGCAATCGGTTCTCATTGAGAGCCGTAAAGAGGTGAACCTAAATGGCACTTCAACAAAGTCCGCGGTAGAGACTAATAATCTCCGTAAGAAGTTGGCGGAAACGAATCTGTTCAACATGAAACTTCTCTATAGCAATAAACTACTTCAGAACGAGTCCCTTACTAAACGCCAAAAAGCCGAGGTTATTGAACGTCTTGATGAAGCATCTAGTGAAAGAGAAGTTAAACTTGTGTATGAAAGCCTTGTCAAGGCATTAGCAGGAACTTCTCGCCCAATTGCCGAGAACGCTAGCCGAGTTATTGGCTCTTCTTCACAAGCAACTCGTCCCGCGTCCACTGTCATAGCCGAGGGCTACGAGGCAGATCGTTGGGCGAAGCTTGCAGGTATCAAATGATTCGTTAACCAACAAACAAAGATTTAGGAGAAAACTATGAAACAGTTCACATTAGAACATTTAGCACAGGGCATCAAGGACAAGCACGTCGGTGCTGAACGCGCCCGTTTAACAGAGAAGTGGAGCCGTACAGGTCTCCTCCGCGGACTCGACGGAACACGTCGCGAGACGATGTCTCAGCTCCTCGAGAACCAGGCAGCACAGGTCCTCAAGGAGAGCAATGCTCTCTCTGCAGGCGGCGGCGGTCTCGTTGGTTCTGGACAGATCCAGGGCTTCAGCAACATCGCATTTCCAATCGTCCGTCGCGTGTTCGGTGGCCTCGTCGCCAACGAGCTCGTCTCTATACAACCAATGAGCCTCCCATCGGGACTCATCTTCTATCTTGACTATACCTACGGTTCTACCCAGGGTACACCAGCCGGTGGCTCAGGTTCTACATACACACGTGGAGATTCTCTCTACAACAATCCAAAAGGCAAAGGCGTCCAGAGCGGATCTCTCGCAACTGGTGGTATGTATGATCTTGTCAACACCGGATACTCTCGTGTCACTGGATCTGCAACAGGTCTCACTGTTACAGCATTCGGCTCATGGGGTGGTTTGAACGGAACATCGTGGCAGGATGGTCTCGTCATCACAAGCGATACAATGTTCTCTGGAACAAACGCTCGCTTCGCGGACTTCGACGCTCAGGTCGAGACAGACCTCAACCTCGGCAACGTCGACGCAGCGTTCGCAGTCATTCCTCTTGCTTCTCTCAGCAACATGGACAAGACAGCGGTCAGCCAGCTCGCAGTCTTCCCAGGAACATTCGCAAACTGCACCGCATGGGGCGAAAGCTACCAGGGTGGAACAGGCGTCCTCAATCTCCGTCGCCTCAACAAGCGCGGTAACTGGTCTGCAGGCGTCTTCACACCAGATCCTCTAAACGGTTCGCACGTCCTCACACTCGTGAAGGGTGCAAACGCTGCAGCAATCTCCGGTACAGTTGCTAGCGTTGCTTACTCAATCTCGACATCTCTTTCTGTTGATTCATCCTCTGGTGGATCCGTCACAGTCCCTTCCTTCGAGTCTGATTTCGGTGCAACACCAGCTCCCGCAATCCCAGAGATCGATATCAAGATCGAGTCTATCGCAATCACAGCAGAGACCCGTAAACTCCGCGCAAAGTGGAGCCCTGAGCTCGCTCAGGACCTCAACGCCTATCACTCGATGGACGCTGAGGTGGAACTCACATCGATTCTTTCTGAGCAGATCGCTCTTGAGATCGACCGTGAGATCCTCAACGATCTCGTGACATCTGCAAACGGTGCAAACTACTACTGGTCCCGTGCACCAGGCAAGTTTGTCAACAAGACAACAGGCGCCGCAGTGCAACTCGCATCGTCCCTCTCTATCGGACCAGCCTTCACCGGTACAGTCCGCGAGTGGTACGAGACACTCATCGAGACAATCATTGACGTAGCAAACACCATCCACCGCAAGACACTCCGCGGCTCCGCAAACTTCATGGTTTGTGGCCCAGACGTTGCAACCATCCTCGAGTCCTCAGTGCTTTATAAGCCAAAGTTCTCTATGGACGGCGAAGGTCAGGTCGGCAGCCCATTCACAATCGGTGCCGAAGCGATCGGTACTCTCAGCAACCGCTTCACAGTCTACAAGGATCCTTACTTCTCTCGTAACAAGATCCTCGTCGGCTATAAGGGTGGTTCCTACCTTGAGACCGGTTACGTCTACGCACCATACGTGCCACTCATCGTGACACCAACAATCTTCGCACCAGAGGATTTTACACCACGCAAGGGTGTGATGACTCGCTACGGTAAGAAGGTCGTTCGTAGCGATTTCTACGGAACGGTCACCGTTTTAGACATGAATATCATATGACATGAACGTCATCTGAGTTCATAGCTTGAACAGCTGCAAAAGCCACCTTTTGGGTGGCTTTTGCAGTTTTTGCTGTCTGTTTTATTACAACTTTAGATTTATCGATACTATGTAGTCCATAGAAGGGTGTGATGATATGGACTGCAAGTTGTGCGAATTTAAACATGGCGATCTAAAGAAGCTGACCAATCACATCAGATCCGAACATAAATTGTCTTCTGAGGGCTACACGGTAAAGGTTTATCATGACGGAATAAAGCCTACCTGTAGGGAATGTCAAGCTCCTGTCAGGTATGTTTCTTTCTCTTTCAAGGCTTTCTGTAAAGATCATTCGCATCTTGCCATGAAAGAAGGCGGATCTCGCGGCGGAAAAGCCGAGGCTTGGAACCGCGGTAAGACCAAACAGACTGACGATAGGATCAAACAACAATCAGAAAAGATGATTGGTACAGGTAATCCTTTTTACGGTCGACACCACACTCAGGACGCCCTACAAAAAATCAGTTTAAGCAAGCTGTTAGTAACCTCGACGTTAAATGAAAGATTATCTACAAGACAATCTGAGTTCACCCTGATAACATCTGTAGAGCAATATGTCTCTAGACAAGAACAATACTTAACGTTCCAGTGCACCAAGTGTGGAGAGCTACAGCCAAAGACTCTTCAGGCATTTGAGAGAGGTAGTAGGTGTTATCGCTGTCATCCGGTTGGTAAATCCAATTGGGAATTAGAAGTATTTTCTTACGTTCAGTCTATAGCTCTAGATGCCGTATCAGGAGACAAGAAGATCATCATGCCAAAGGAGATAGACGTTTATGTCCCATCCAAAAAGCTTGGAATTGAATGTCATGGATTGTATTGGCACAGCGATGGAGCCAAGCAAGATGAGATATTCAACAAGAATAAGCATCTAGAAAAATCCGTCTTGGCTACTGAAAAGGGAATAAAGTTGCTACAGATATTTGAGGATGAGTGGAGGGACAAGAGAGGGATATGCGAGTCTATGATCCTCCATCGTCTTGGGTTAGATGCTCACCGGTGTAAGACTTGGTCTACCAAGGTTGTGGAGTTGAATTCAAAAGAGCAGAGAGAGTTCTTTGATTCTACCCACATCTCCGGGTATGTTCCTTCAAAGATCACCTGGGGGTTGAGGGACAGAAGCAATAACATCGTAGCTGCATTATCGTTAAGGATCCCTCGTCACGGAAAGAAGTACGAAGGATGTCTAGAGATAGCCAGGTTCAGTACAGCGATAGGAACATCTGTTCCAGGGGGATTGTCCAAGTTATTGAAAACAGCAAAGTCTTGGTGCAAGTCAAATGGATATTCAAGAATCATGACCTATGTCGATAGAAGGGTTGGAGAAGGTAATGGATATAGGTCTGCTGGGTTCAACATGACTGGCACAACTCCTGTCGATTACTGGTACACAGACAACCATCTTCGTTACGATCGTTTTAGGTTTAGAGCCCGAGATGGCAAGTCAGAACGACAGATTGTCAATGAAGCCAACGTTTCAAGAATCTATGGCTGCGGATCTTTAGTGTTTGTTCATGATATCAGTTCGATCGATTAGGTCTCTGTGGAATCTTGTTTGGTACCGTGTGTCTTAAAGAAGTTTAGTAACACGTAACGTTTCAACCAGTTCCAATTGATTGACATATGTATACTTACAACAACATGAAAAGAAGCATACACCACATCGTCGAAGGCACACTTAGAACCTACATTCGTAGCGTTCTCTTAGAGTATCCACAGGACGTATGTCCGAAGTGTGGTGCGGACAGATCGAAAGCATCAACAAAGAAGTTCTGTGGTAAGTGTGGCGCTAAGATGGGACTGTGTCCTAAGTGCGAGGAACCGCTCGGGGACAAACCCAAGCAGAAGTTCTGTACCAAGTGCGGTGAGAAGTTAGCCTCTCCGGACTCGGGAAAGACGGGTGATGAACCAAATCCAGCTGCTGCCGTCAAGAAAGAACTCGAAAAGACTCTCACGGAGGCTGAGAAGCTTCTGAGAGAGCTTGAGGACGCTGTCTCTAAGGCACCTGAGACTTCTTCCAAGGAAGAGAAACGTCTGTATGATGAGATCATGGGTCCATATTTCAAAGAGCAAGACAGAATGCTAGAAGTAGAACCAGAGAC